GTGAACCCGTCGCGGCCCGTCTGGGCACTGGAACGTTTTGATACCGTTCTCCGATAGGGCGGCCCAGACCGGGACCTCGAATAACTGATGAGCCGCAAGTGCTGTCTCGACTCCTTCGGCAACGCCGAGCTCGCCGTTCGCCTCGTGGAGTCGGACGGCTCCGCCGTTGATCGTCGTTACGGGCGGCAGGATCTTCTTTCGCGGCGAAACCTCGCCGTCGTAAATGCGCTGCACGCTTTGCAGCTCGCCATCAGGCCCGAGGATCGGCGCGACCACCGCCGGGAAATGCCCGATTAACCGCCGGTCGTCATCGAAGTAGGGGCAGCGCTCATCGCCGAGCAGCGTCGGCGATCTCGCGGTGATTCCCCGGCGCGTCAGATAGGCGTCAATCAGAGACGGAGTAACGGCCCGCGACAGCGCGCGTCGGATCGCCTCGGAGCGCTTCTCATTGGATTTTTGCGGTGATGGTGCCGCTGGCGCTGGTGGCGCGGCATCGGCCCCGATTACCCGGTCAATCTCATCGCACGCGGTTTTGAAATCCCAGCCCCTCAGTTTGCGGACCAGGATCAGCCCGACCCCGGCACCGCACTGGCTGCAGAAATAGGAACCGCTGCCGTCCTTATCGTCGAACCGGTAGCGGTCTTTGCCGCCACAGAGCGGACATGGTCCATGCTTGTTGGTCAGGAACCGGGTCTCAATCCCGAGCTGGGGCAGGATCTCCCGCCAACGGTGGCGGGCGCGTTCGATCGTGTTCATGCCGCGCCGGCCTTCGTCTTCGCCTGCGCCTTAGCAAAGGCGATCTGGCGGGAGCGCACCCAGGAGCGCACCGCTTCGTCAGGCGGAGCAGGATCGGCGTGGCGCCAGGATGGCCACGCGCCGAACTTCTCCTTGAACTTGTGCGCCGCCCAGCCGCGGGCATACCCGCGCTCACTGGCGATGTAGAGGAGTTGGCGATAAAACCGCTGTTGGCCATCGACCGAGAAGCTGTCGGCATTTGTTCGACGGTTTCGCGCGACCCAACCGAGCTCGCCCTCTGCGACCTCGACCGGGTTGGCCTTTGGCGACGGCCGCCAGTTGCAGACAGAGCACGGTCGTCCTTCGAATCGCACGGCCGAGCATTCAGGGCACGTCGTCAGTGCCGGCGCTTTCTGCGTGCCGCGTGTACTGTGAGTCTTATTCTCTGCCCGCCGGTCCTGCGACAGTTCCCACGCAATAGGATCTTCCACGAAACCGTGCTGAAAAACCGCACCGCTATGATCGAGGATCAGTGCGTCTGATTTGCCGGGCAATGGACGCAATACACGGCCGACCATCTGACGATATAGTCCCAGTGACTTAGTCGGCCTGGCCAGTACAATACAAGAGACTTCTGGACAGTCCCAACCTTCTGTAAGCACTTGACAATTCGTAACGATTTCGATTTTGTCAGCCGCTAGCTTGGCCAATATAACGTCTCGTTCTTCCACTGGCGTTTTGCCGTCAATGTGCTCGGCCAATACGTTGGACCGGCGAAACTCATCGCGAATATGCACGGAATGGGCAACATCAACCGCAAATACGACAGTGCGCCTTCGCTCCCCTAATCGGTGCCAGTGCTCAATAATGTCACCGACGAGTTTGGCGGTGTTCATCCGCTCGGCTAGCTGTTTTTCGGCATAGTCGCCGCGCTCGACACGAACGCCAGTAAGGTCGGGACGGACTGGCGCAAAAACCTTTGTCGGGACGAGATGCTTGGTGCCGATCAGATCGCTGACCGTTGCGGCCTCGATCAATACGTCGAAAACATTGCCGAGCCCGCGGCCATCGCCTCGGCAGGGCGTCGCGGTCAAGCCGATAATCACGGCATTCGGGTATGCGGCAAGCAGACGCTGGTACGTCGCGGCTCGTGAGTGATGGGCCTCGTCGACCACCACAAGATCAGCTTGCGGCAGCTCTGTTGACCGGGACCGCACTGCGCGGGCATGCAGCGTCTGAATCGATGCGACCTGCACTCGCTCACCTGGTCGAGCGTGGAATCCGGCCTGGACGATCCCATGATCAACACTCAAGTCGTGCAGCTTCCGGGACGCCTGCTTGGTCAGCTCGCGCCGGTGATCGAGGAACAGGACGCGCCGGTCTTGTCTTGCGGCATTTCTTATGATTGCCGCCGCGATCACCGTCTTGCCGGCCCCGGTGGGCGCGACGAGCAAGATTCGACGGGTCCCGTTCGCGATGGCGCCCTCAATTCGAGATAGGGCGTCCGCCTGAAAGGCGTGTAATTGGGGTGCGCTCGGCGTCATTGGGCGCTCTGGGCGACAGCGAGCTTTGAGCCCCACATTTTCGTGCCGGCACGAACCTCGGCTGAACCAGGGCGGCGCGGAATCATTGCCGCACAACATGAAGCGGCGGCCGGGGAAAGCGATCGCCGCCCGCTGCCTCGATCATCCCGCGGTTAAGCCGGGCGAGATATTCGTCAATGCGGCTCTCGAAGGGTGTTCGGGTCATCGTACGAGCGCAATGCTCGCGGAGGAGTTCGGCCAGTGCGCGCGGGCCGAACCCACGAATTACACGGCAGACTTTCCGGTCGAACTGTGCATCGGCAGCGTCGTCGATGGTGTTCATCGCGCGCCCCCCACAAGATCGAGAAGCGCGACAGCACGCTCGTCGGTATCGATGAGGTGTTCGAGCCGACGATCAATGGCGAGATCGCCGCACTCGGCCTCAATCCCCCGCAAAAGAGCGCCGACCCCGGAGAGGCCGTGCTTACGAATTGCTGCTTCGAGGAGACGCTCGCGGTGTTGTTGCTGCAGTTTTGCTGAGTTTTGCGACTTTAGGGCGGCGCCCCCGTGCGGCGCCTCGGTTTTTAGTTGTGAGGATGGGGGCGTTATTGCAGAAAGAGATTGCGCGACGGCCGCGCGCCGTCCATATGTGACTTGCATTGCCATGATTCGGGACTCCGCTCATGTGCGTGTGCCGGGCTCCCACCCGGCGCGTTGTGGTGTCGTAATGTGAATCCACTAGAGCCCGCTCCCCGAGAGGTTGAGCGGGCTCTTTTTTTTGCCTAAAAAGGGTTGGTCATTTTCGTCTCCATCTAGGGATGCGGCGCATCACTGCGCGGCGCTGTGATTTAAATGAACCGAGATCAGGCGGCCCGCTCGCTCTCGGGGGGCGGAGCGACTCGCGATTGATAACTGGCGGCGCCGCCGGAGGTCAGCGCGTCATAGTGCTCGCGCAACCGACGCTTCGACGCTACCCACTGATAGCCGAGCCGGCCGGCGGGAATGACCTGTTGAGCACAAAGCGACGCGGTGCGCTGCTCGGATTCATCGATAAATTCAGCGATCTCCTGAATGCCCCGAAGCAGGTCGTTCGCCAGCGTGTCTTCCGTCATTCGTGGTCCCCTTAATGACCGAGGCCGAGCTCGGAGCCCAATCGCTCTTTGCTAACCCGCTTGTAGCAGAATAAAAATACGACTGTCAAATAATTCACGTTCATTAATACGGTTTGAGGGGCAGGCGCCCACGTTTTGCCCGGAACGCCCCGCAATGACCCCAAGTTAGCCCTTGTTATCCTGCTTATTGACGTGTATATGGCTGCGGAAATGAAGCCATATTATGCGTTTTGAGGTGGCAAGCATGGGGCCGATGGACGTCGAATTTGAATGGGAGAGGGACGCGAAGGGCTATCGCCTGGCCGAGGAGGCGCCGCAGCCGACCAATGCCTTCAAGGCGCTACAAGAGCCCCGCATCCGATTTCCCGAGGGGTTCCCCATGCCGCAATCGGATGAGGCGGGGAACTGGCACACCGTGCGGAACGGCGGCACCCTCCAACGCTACCGCGCTGGCGACAGCCTCGATCTGATATTTCGCGAGTTTGTCAACACCCCAACCAGCCCGGAAGGCGTGAAGGAGTTTACCGATCGCTGGGGTCAATTGGTTGGCGGCGATGAAGACGGCGCAGAGCCGGTGTCACTGCCAATTAGAACCATACGCGCGATCAACCAGTTTATCGATACTTGGTCTGAGCCCGAGAACGCGACGCGGGCGCGTGTCCTTGAGAAAGCTCTCGGGGTGGATGGTTTTGATCTCGGTAACCTCAAGGTTCATTTGATTTTCGATCGGCGGACGGGGGCCCCGCGGACGCAGATCCTCGTCCCCGATCTGTACACCGCTCTTTTTTTGCGGATGGTCGAGGTGTTGACGAGCGATACCGTCTTGCGCCGCTGCGCGCATTGCAATGCACTGTTTACGGCTGGCAGCGGAACCGACCGAAGACTGGACGCCAAGTTTTGTAGTGACGAGCATCGCGTCCTGTTCCATAGGCTGAAAAACGCTTCAGCTGTCGCCGTCGCAGTGCCAGACCAGCCTCGACGCCGTGGGCGACCTCGCCGCGCAACTGCGTGACTGCGTCGCAATGGTATGCGCCACCGCACAATGCAGGACATCAGTCTCGAATGGGCGAGAGATCTCGTCGAAGCGCCACCGGCGGCGCCAACAAGGTGACGCGCGAAGTCATGCGCCGCAGACGCGCGGCACGAAAGGAACAGAAATGACGATCCCTATAGTGGCGGCGGCTGGCGGCGGAGGCGAGGAAGAAGATCCAGACGGGTGGACTGCTACTGAAGAGGGGGCATACAAGCAGGCCGAAATCATACGCCGGCACTGGAAAGCCAGGGGCCACGTGATGGACGTCCGCGTTGTGAGGTTGGCGAATACGCACAACCAGCAGAGATTCGGCGCCAGATCCATCTCGTGTTCGTGTGCACGCGCACGGCATGTCGCCGACGGCGCTTGCGCTGCCCTACAGGTGCAGGAGGTCGAATCCATGCTTAACCCACGGCTCCCCCGTTACTGAGCCGGGGATCGTGTCCCGCGGGCCTCAGACTTTTCGGCAACGCGATCTCGCCGCCGCATTGCGGGCATGCGCCGCGGGCGGGCGGGAGGTCGCGCGGGTTGAGATCAGCAAAGACGGAAAGATCGTCGTGGTGCAGAGCCAGTCGCCTTCGCCTTCGATCCCGCCTGTGACCACCGAGCGCGAGCAATGTGACCGCCCCGCACACCATCCGCCACAACTACTTTCCAAGGAGAACGAGGCCACCGTTTGCGAGCAATTAGGCCCGGCCGTGTACTTCCTGGCGGCACCGCCTCTCCTCGCCATCAAAATAGGATTCATCCACGCCCGCTCGATGCTGCGCGGGCGCATTGCAGAACTACAAACCGGATGTCCTTACAAGCTGCGACCTATACTCGCTACCGAAGGCTCATTTGACCTTGAGCGAGACACACATCGAGCTTTTGCTGCCGAGCGCCAGCTGGGTGAATGGTTCCAGTTTTCTGGGCGCATTGAGCATTTTGTCGAGATGCTTCGGGGTGGGGTTGATATACGACGAGCCCTGAGGAATCTCGCCGAGATGCCGCGTGGGTGAAGGCCGCCTGCCGGTCGGCGTGACCCCGCGCCTGCTATCTCGCGAAGCAGCCGCGACCTATTGCGGGATCTCGCCGACGCTTTTCGATGTCCACATCGTACCGGCTGTGCCGGCAGTTCAGATCGGTCGCCGACGCCTTTGGGACATCAAGAGGTTAGACCGCTGGCTTGATCAGCAATCCGAATTTGCGCACGCTAGCACCCCGAAGTCATTGGGGGAGCGGCTCAACGGTGGAGATCAAGGTGCCCGGCGTTAAGATCTACCGGAGCCGCAGCAAGCTCTACGCATATCACAGACGCACCGGGGCCCGCATCCGAGCTCCGTTCGGCACGGCAGCGTTCTTGGCCGAGGTCGAGCGCCTCAATGGTGCCCAGCCGGCCGCTCCCAGGCCCGGCACATTGGGCGCGCTCATTGCGGCTTATCGACGCTCGCCGGAGTTCCTCGGACTCGCGCCGCGAACCCGAGCGGATTACCAGAAGGTGTTTGATTACCTGCGACCGCTCGACGGCGATCTGCTGATCACCATAACTTCGGCCTACGTGATTGACGTCCGCGATGCAGCGTTCCAAGCGCACAAGCGGCGGTTCGCGAATTACGTGCTCTCGGTCGTGAGGTTGTTGCTGAAATGGGGCTCGGTCCGCGACCTGGTCGAGACCAACCAGGCCGCTGCCGTGCCGAAGCTGCGACGGCCGCGCGGGACGCCACAAGCGAACCGCGCTTGGGACCCGGACGAATGCGAGGCAGTCCTTGCGACAGCGACAGGTGGACTCAAGGTTGGCATCGCGCTCGGCATGTTCGCCGGCATGCGCGAGGGCGACGTCATCCGAGCGCAGCGGTCTATCTATGACGGCGGTTGGCTGCGGTGGTCGCAGGGCAAGACCGGCGCGCCGGTCGAACTGCCGGCGCATCCACAGTTGCGCGAGATTCTAGATGGAGTCCAATCGGAATCCAGCGCCCTCGCGTCGATCACTCTCGTCGCCGGTACTAAGGGGCGCCCTTACAGCGGCAACGGCTTCCGCGTGATGTTCTTCCGGCTGATCCGCAAGCTGGAGGCCGAAGGCAAGGTGCGGTCGGGGCTTACGTTCCACGGGCTCCGGCACACGGCCGGCCGGCTCCTCGCCGATCGCGGCGCCGATCCACGCACGATCGCCGCGCTGCTCGGTCACAAGACCCTGCAGATGGCCGCGCATTACAGCGAGGAGGCCGACCGCAAGAAGCGCGCCGTCGCGGCGGTCGCGAAACTCAGGCCGAGGAAAAAAGTATCTAACATCCGCGACAGGGGTGTCTAACAGGGTTGTCTAGCGCACGACATCGCAACAAAAAGAGTACCGATAAATAATTGAAAAAGCTGGTGCCCAGGGGCGGAATTGAACCACCGACACACGGATTTTCAGTCCGTTGCTCTACCAACTGAGCTACCTGGGCGCTCCGCGAGCGGCGCTTAT